CCTGCGTAAGGATGTGAAGCTGTATGTTGCTTTCTAAGTGCTTCTGTGTTAGCGTGAGTATTTAACCACAAGGCACAATCATTCTCAGTACAGAATTGTCTAAACTCTGTTGTTGCTAAGTAATCGTATTCGTGCTTTCCTAACTTAGCTGCTCCTACATCGGTTACCAAAGAGTTATAAGGGTCAATCAAGAATCCATCATAGTTAAACTTCTTTTTAATCTCTTTGGCTTCCGATAATAGGGTTTTGTAAGTGTATAAATCTGAAGGGTCGATGATCTGAAAGTTCATTGAGAGCTTAATCAATCGTTTTCTAACCTCATCTTCTGGAATTTTATTAAGTGGTAATCCTGTGTCAAACTCTATAAGTTTCTTATACAAGGAGTGCGGTGCATTCTCTGAGGAGAAAATGAGCCACTTGATATTATGTTTGAGTGTGTATAGAAACATTAAATAAAGCATCGTTTGTGTCTTACCTGTATTTGCGTGTCCTAATACTACTGTAAATCCTTTTTTAAATCTGAAGTATGTATCTATTTCTTCTATTCCTAATTTAAGTCCTTCTTTTATTTTGCCTGTTCGTATGTCGTTAAGTGTCTCAAGTGTCTTTGCTATGTTTACTATCATTGGTCATTCGTTTGTCTAAATATAATAAAAAAGGGGGATGGTTAGTCCCCCTTGTTATTAAAACGGTAAGTCATCTTCTCTATCTGGAGAGTGATCTTCTACGGTAACTTCTGCTTGAGTACCTCCGATCTTCCATCCTTGAATGGTATTGAAGTACTTTACTTCTCCTTGTGGTGATGTCCACTCTCTACCTTTTATATTGATTCCTACTTCAACTTGATCTCCTACTTTATAGTTGTTTAGAGTTTCGCAGTTGTCTTTAATGAACTCTACTAAGATATCTTGAGGATATTGCTCCTGTGTAGTTACTACTACATCTCGCTTAGTAAATCCACTTCCAAAAGTTTTAGTCTGACCAATAACTTTGATTTTTCCTTTGATTTGCATTTTATCCATTGTTTATAAAGGTTACGAAATTTCTTGCGGTTGCAATCACATCTTGCTCAGAGCTATGACCGTGTGCTTGTAGAGCGTGATAATCAATCGCAGCTTTAATCATTGATTGTCGAATGATGTAGGTCTGCGTGTCTTCTTTCTTGCTTCCCGAACTTTGAGGTGCAGAATAAGAGCCTTGATTTTGATAGCTATTCTCTCTAATGATTTTTCCTGTTTGGTTACTTTCATTTTTCTTATAGGTTAGGTTTTCTCCTACTTCTCCTTTAAAATCACCTACAGCTAAGAAGCTAAGGTTATCACCATTCGCAAAAGTAACTCTGTACTTATTGAAGGTTCTCTGTCCATTTGACCATTCTCCGTTAGGAATGATTGTTTGAATTCTACTCGTTAATTGCATTTTGTGCTTGATTTAATTTAAATTCTAAGTTTACGATTTCGATGTTCAGCTCTTCGATGTGCTTTAGTAAGGCTTCTATACGAGCCTCATTGTAGGTAAGTCGTTTATTTTTCATTTCTATTACCTCAAATAGTCCTTTAGTGTTCTCATCTCTTAGCGCATCAATCTGCTCTAATTGTTGTTTAAAGGTAAGTTCTTCAAATTTTCTTACTGAATCCATAACTAAATACCTATGTGTTGATTATCCAGATTGTACTCAGTAGTACTTGGTTGAGTAAAAATGTCTAAGATGATCTTGCCATCTTCTAATCTTAATTCGTACTCATTAGGCTTGTAGAAAGCAGTACGATTAAGTACATCCTCACATACCTCGTATGTGATTAGGCTCTTGTTGTAAAGTGTTTTAATATCCATCTGTTTGTGATTTTTAACAAAGTTATACAACTTTTTGACTCGTGCAAGTAATTTCTAAAAAAAAAGAGGAGCAGCTATAAAAACCACTCCCCTAATTACAAACAAAGACAGAATTAAGACTCTATAAATATACAAGGTTGGTTAGGTCATTCCAAGCCTATTTTAGTTTATTTAACTCCTTTTGATAGTATTCTATCATTTCATTTAATTCGTATGTAGAGAACTTTACGATCTCACGGCTTTTTTCCAGAAGCATATCAGAAGTCCCCTCTCCGTAAGTTTTATCTATATACTTAGCATATAAGAACTGCTGACCTTGACCCGCTACATTACACCCAAAGCATTGAGGAGCGCAGTTCATTTCATCCCATCGTGTAGAATAATGCTTACGAGACATAAAGTGTCCGTTCTGAATTTTCTTTATCTCATACTTCCTGCCACAAGTAACACAGGTGCAAAATCCATTCTTTGCATTCTTATAGCGTATATAAAGCGAAAATACTTGATCTAATCTTTGTACTACCTTAGATCGTGAAGGTTTCTTAGGAGCAGGCTTTTTACTCCTATTGGGCTTTCTTCTTATCATCCTGAGTTCTTAAACAAGCAGAACCTAACCAGAAGTCGATATCCTGTACTGCTCGGTAAATAATGCGACTGTTCTTTTTAGTATTCTCTTTCTCAGTCTTTGTAGAATCCGAACCTAAGTTCGTGTACATCTTACAATCTATTCTAAATAACTCATCTACCTTTTCTCTATCACTAAGTTTACTCTTTACTACTTGGTCAATCTGTTCTCTTAGTGTCATAGGTATATTAAGATTAGAATTATGCTTTTATAGTTTGTTGGTTCACAAATGGGTATAGGTTGCCCTACTGTACCATACCCATAAATTATGCTTCCACAGATGTCGGACACATAACAGGTGTGTATCTTTAATAGGTTAAATACACTCGCTAATTCCACTTCTCCTATGAAGTACAGTCCCTCGTTTAGCTTACGGTTGAGGTGGTGCTTTGACTGCTCCCCATTCTTGCACCTTTATTCTTGTAGCCGAACCGAGTTGTTAGACGCATAAGCTACAAGCCAAATATATACTATTTTTGATTATCTTTCATAGAAGTACCAAAATAATATCCAAAGATACTAAGTGATACCCCCTCTACGATACCGATCAGATGATAGAATAACTCTTTATTTGTTTCTGGAATATCTAACATTAGAATTGCCCAGATAATCACTCCAAATGCACCTAAGCCTACTAATCCTGTGATATTAAATAACCAATCATTCTTACCTGCCTTAGCTATCTCTACTTCTCTATTGCGTGCAGAATCTCTATCAGCTACCTCAGCTTTATAAGCCTCTATAAGCGCATTGTGTGCATTTTCTTTCTCTTCGGGTGTCAAAGTATCATCGTTATCTATTACGCTCTTTAAAACACCTAATACACCGCCCTCAGGTAATAACCCACTTGCTTTACTTAGCAGCTTACCTACTTTCGTTTCTTTAAAAGGTTTCTTACTCATATTATTTTGTATATCGTGCCACCGTTTTCTCTAATGGCTCTTAGGTTTCTTTTTCTATTCGTTTCTTGATCTACATAAGAGATATGTACCCAATCTGGATTAGAGTCATCTCCAAACTCCCAAATAAGCTGATCGTAGTCTAAATTCTCTTTAATGTACTCAAACATCTCTGCGTTAGTTTTATGACCGTACACATCGTCTATATCAATCGCTCTACCTTCGCAGTGCTGTGAGCGTTCTGAGCCACCGATAGCTTTATTAAGTTCCTTAGACCTAAAAAAAGAATTGATTTTTATAGCACCCCCTACCCAATCTCTAAGAGGTTCAAAGATGTGCGTACCTAATACGACCATATTCCACATCTCATACTCATTAGGAATATTACGGATACCGAGTTTCTTAGCAGTATATGAATGACAAGCCTCTGAGTAAGTTATGTGTTCAGTTAGCTTCATTATTCTTTACAGTTCGTTTAGAGATTTCTTTACCCTTTTTTGTTAACCTTAATTTTACATAATCAGTCGTTAGTTTTTTTTTGATGATAATCTCAACATCCTTGTTAGCATAATGCTTCTGGATAACATTGATAATGGGATTATCCTCTGTTGATTCTAACCACTCAGTTCTATCTGTTACATCCTCTTGGTGAATTACTTTTTGAGATGCACAGCTTGTAAAGAGAAGGAAAAGGATTAAGTATCTCATTGAATTGAAGTTATGTATTCTTGTATTTCTTCTTGTCTAATGTTTAGCTTAAAAGATAGATTAGCTTCCCAATAATGAACCAAATGTCCATCCTTAAATACTAAAATAGTAGGTACTGCTTTAATCTTCTTTCTTAGACCTTCGGGTTGTTCTTCTAAATAACCAAAGGAAACTCTTGCTCCTCGAATACCATTTAGGTCGATATTATTTCTTTCATTCCACTCTGCATTAACCTGCACAATAGAAATCTTTTGAGAGTAAATATTCGCAGTAAATAATGCCCACATTAAGAATAACCAAGCTCGTATCATTTCTCTACTAATTTAAATAAACGCTCTTCTATCTTATCGAGTTTCTCCCCGTTCTCATCTACCTTCTGTTGAGTATTCATAATCGTTTCTCTGATAAGCTCATCCTTTAGGTCATACTCTGTTCTGCTGATCTCTGGTTTAGGTAATTCCTTTGCCTCTTGGATATCAGCTTGCAAAGCAAACCACATTCCTGCAAGAGATAATGCTCCTGCTATGATTAATCCTACTGTCTTCAGATCAAGAGTAACCTGCGTGTTTTCATTTATTTCTTGCGCCATTCTTGTATTTCGTTTTTAATATAGTAATAAGCCTCTTTACCTAATAGACCAAAGAAACCCCCAACTAATCCAATAATAGCTGCGTTTACAAATCCTAACAAGTTTATTGATGAAATTGCGGTGAAAATATATCCTCCAAAAAATGATATTTTATTGTCTAAGCTCATAAGTTAAAGGGGAGTTATTCCTCCCCCTTGATTTCTTCAAAAGAGCCATCCTCTAAGTTCACATTAATCTTACCGTGCTTTTCCTCAATCTCTGCTTTTACTTTCTCTTGCTCTCCTTGAATGTTTGCAAAAGCGTGTAGTAGATTGTGTTTCTGAGTTTCCAGAACACCAAGATCGTGTAAGATTGCTTGTTTCTTAGATTCTTGCTCTCTTAATTGTTCTACAAAGTTTTCTTCTAATTGTGGCATAATAATAGATTTTCTACTAAGATACCAAATTAAGTGTTTCGTGTGTAGGGTTAGCGATCGCGTCTAATTTAGCGTCAAGTCCTGCTTTAAGACTTTCTACGTCTAATTTGTCCTCTAACCAATTTTCTACGTCTGAGATCGTAACGTCTTCAAAAGGAATAAATGCATCCGCTTCCGGTGATTCTACTCCTACTGAGCCATATACATCAGCGATATTACCCTCTGCATCTTCTGCTTGGTATCTCCAATGGATAGATTCAATTACTTTCTCTAATCCTAATTCTTCGTTGTTTAATCGGGTATGCAGTCCGCTAATTACCCATTGATAAGTGTTTGCCATTTTATTCTTCTATTATTTTTAAAGGTTCTACTATTACTTTTCCATTTTCATTAGTCCAAGATGTATCGTACATATGTTGGTCGTGTCTTTCTCCAATAACTAACCAAGATACAATAGCATCTGATTCTGAATTTTGACATTCTATTGTTAAGATATTTCCCTCCACGCTTCCTCTTACCGCATCCCAATCTGATTCGTTAGAAGTATAAGTATGAATATCTCTATTTAATAATACAAAAGTGCCTTCTGTCATTGTAGATTCCTCATCTAAATTTATAGTAGCAGAACCATTTACAAGTTGAACTTTTCCTCTATATATATTATTTGCTTGAGGTGATTCAACAAAAGAGTGTACTAAGTGATGTGTATCTTTTTTATTCTCTAACGGATGGTCTATTTTAAAAGAACCCGAACCCTTTGATAAAGAAGCAGAAATATCCACATCTCCTGTCACTTGTAAAGCTACTTGCGGATTATTATTATTTATGCCCACATATCCCGAACTGTTAATACGCATTCTTTCTGTTGCGGTAGTTCCAAGTATTAAATTATTAGTAACGTGGTCATATTCCACATATCCTCTTGCTGCTGCGGCATTATCACCAAAAGCTAAAATACCTGAAGCCGTTTGATTACTTGATATATGAATAGTAACATCAGAACCACCAAAATCTGCAACATCTAATTTATAACTTGGAGTTCTACCTATCCCTACATTACCACTTGAGTCGATACGCATTTTCTCAGAAGAAGTACCCGAATTAGTAGTGTTGAATATTAAACTACCATAATTAGTACCGCCTGCAGTTCTTTTACCTTCAATTCCTGCTAAGTTGATACTTGATGAATTGTTGTAAAAATCTATTTTAGAAATAGTATCCTCAGCACTTGGAGCAGTACCCGATAATCTCACATTACCACTTGAGTCTATGCGCATACGCTCTGAGCTGTTAGTATAGAATAAAGAAGTGTTAATTCCATTGTCATACAAGAAACCTCCTACATAATTAGCATCAGAATCTCCAACCCATACACCACCTAAATTACTTGTACCTGCCACACAATGCAAATAAGCATTAGATGCAGTGTTTTGAATACTAAGAAGTTGTTGAGGACTCGAAGTACCTATCCCTACATTACCCGCAGAGTCGATACGCATACGCTCTGAAGAATCATCTCTAAATCTCACATCTTGAGCGTGTATCTGCAAAGGTCTTGCATTACCACCACCTGTTTCAAGAGCGTGTATTCTTCTTATTGAATCTGTAGAGTTATAATCTAATCTTACTACTGCACCTGTTGCACTATTGGTATTTACTTGCAATCTACCATTTGCAATATCTACATTACCGCTTGAGTCGATACGCATACGCTCTGTAATACCCGTATAGAATGTAAGACCGCTTCCTGCTGCACCAATAGCACCTACCTCTGAACCATCTCTGTTAATAGAGAGAATTTGACCATCAGTAGTATTTCTATTTAAATATAAACTTCTATTACCGCTTCTTGATGCTTGAATAGCACCTACTGAACGAACTGAAGCACCTGTATCAGTATTCCCAATTCCAACAGTAAGATTCGTTGTACCAAAGCCAACTCCATCTGAAGCAGCATCTACATATAGTGTATTCGTATCTACTGCAAGGTTGCCTGTTATCGTTACGCCATTTCCCGACCTTCCGACACTAAGAGCCGAAGCATTACCTAAACCATCCTCAATTAAGGTAACACCCGAAACATCTAAAGCCTCGTTATCTGTTGTTTTTAAAAGACCATCGTATGTGTCTTTAATTTTTGTGTTTGTTAATGTTGCCATATTTTTGTTTATCTAATTTTTAAGGCTCTGAATCCCAGAATCCAATTTTATTGTTTACTTCTCTGATCGCAGCTTCTACCGTTGTAGCACTTATGTTTGTATCTGCATTGTTAAAAGCTACTAACGAACCTAACATCTCTGTCTGCATTAAATCAAAACCACTACCATTATAACGATACAAACCCTTTTGTTTGCGGTTAATACCTATAATTCCCGTAGTTGTACGAACTAAATAAATATCTCCTTCGTATAACTTATCGACTGAAGCTAAGTCTGAAAAAGTCTCTACTGCTCCATCGACTACATCGTCAATCAAGTAAACAGAACCCCACCCTATGTTATTTCTTTGGTAACTCATTCTTCGCTTGTTGCTTTAAGAATTGCTTTAGTTTAATTATATTTTGACTCTTAGGTTTGTATCCTTTTTCTTTCACAGTACCCATCCGTTAAAAGTTGCATCTGTATCTGGGTGAATATCATCGTTAGAGTTCGTATAGTACTCAGGGAATGAAGCTTGATTAAAACTCATATAATCAATAAATCGTCTTGTGTAATACTCTGCGATATCTCTTTCCTTATTAATCAAGAAGTCGATCTCCTCTTTTGTTGCTGACTCACCATTTTCCGAAGTGTGCTTAAATACTCCTCCGTTCTTAACTTGATAAGCTGCAAAAGGTAAGTAATCCACCATCGCATAGTGAATAAGCATAGGCTGAATAAAGTCGTTTACTAATTCTAAATAATCACCGCTCAAAGTACCCGCAATAATATCAGCAGCAATCTTGTTGTATAGATCAGTTCCTAAATAGTTTCTAATATGTATTTCTTGAGCAATCTTGATGTACTGAATGAACTTATCCGTGTCCACATTACCATCTAAGATGCTATTCTTTACTAAGTCTTGTCTTTTTATAAATAACGCTGTAGCCATATCTTATCTTGGGTTTACAAATCCTTCATTCGGCATATCAACAGGTCGCTTTGCTACTAAAGGGTCATTCACAGGAGGAACAAACCCTGCTCTTCTTGCCTCATTAACTGAAACTTGTTTATCATTCTTTAATCCACTCTCAGGTAAAAATTGTCCTTGAGGATTACGCTTTCTAAAGTAAGTCTTACGCATCCAGAAGTGATGACATCTTGCTCCACCTTTATATAACCATATATCGTATGTTGCTGCACCGCCTACTCCAAATCCTGCGTTTACCGCTTGACTTGACATTCTCTCGATATCCTCTTTGCGATATATCTTCTTAGCGTTTACCATCTTCTGACAAAACTCTCTTGAGTTGCTTGATGCTCTAAGAGGTGCATACTGATATCTTACTTTAAATAATGCGATATCTTGCTCACTCTCTGCATTAGGTCTTGCTCTACCTGTACTTGCAAGTCCGATCATCTTATCTAATGCTTCTTCTTGCTCGTAATCTACAGGTCGCTCATCAACTAACTCCCACTCATCTAAATCCTCATCTTCTCCGTACTCTTCTAATGCCTCAAAGATTTTATCAAAGTCATCGTCAGATAAATCCTCTTTATCACTTGACATCTTTACTCCTGTCTCTTCTTCTACCTGCTCTTTAGTCATCGCATTATCAAGCTCTGTAAATTCAAGAGGCTGTAGTGTTTTAAAGTACAGTTTAAGAGAGATATTATTGAAAGCTAATACTGACTCAAAGGCATCAAGTAAAAGTGTCTGAAATGGTCTAATAACCGTGTTATCCATCAAGGTAGAAGCAGTCTTTAATTCATCTGCGTTGTTACCTAATCCTGTTTGGTCTTTAATACCTAATAACATAGGAGAAACTACTCGGTGAGAAACCATAATCTTACGCATACTCTCATCGCTTAGGAATTGGTATTGATTATGTGCATCACTTAACTGAACAGGCTCTATAGAAGCTGCTGACTCTGAGTTGTCGTTAAAAGCTAATATGAACTTACCTGCATTAGATGAACCTGAGAACTTCTGATAGATTCTCTGCTCAATCAAAGTACGCTCTTCCTCATTAGGTACTCCATTATTGAAGTTAATCAGCATACTCGGAGCAAGTCCGTTCATTATGTTGTTTAGGTGATAGTTTGATATCTCCTCTTCTAATTCTGAGTACTGTAACCCTCCTTGATAATCTACAGGTGAGTAGTAATAGAATCCTGCTCTATAAGGCTTTATAAATAGAATCTCTACACCCTCATTTGAGAAACCAAAAGCAGGGATACGCTGAGGCTTATCTGAAGGCTTCAACTTACTCCAATCTGCCATATAGTAATATCCTTCGATATCTCCATCCTCATTACATTTCTCTGCTCTTAGTGTCTCAACAGGGAAGTGTTCTACTTGTAAGATTTTAGAGTGATCTTTAGAATACACTACTTGCATCGCTGCACCACCCATTAGTTTTAAATCGTATGCTAACTTACGAACGCAGTCTTTAGAGAATAAAGACATCATCTGTGCGTACTCATCTGGTTTACGATTAGAGTCAGTAGCATCTAACCCTTTTCCGTAAATCATCTCTGAGATACCGTTGATAATTGCGTTGTTTGTAGCTGACCCGTTGTATCTATCAATTAAATACTGATAGTAGTTATTGTCCTCTCCGTAATTTACCCAATCACGATTCTTTTGCTCTGTGATTTTAGGTGATGTGTAAGTACTAAAGTTTACGACTCTTAAATCGTTATGTACCTTATTTTGTGTTCCTCTACTCATTAGATTATGATATAGTCATTATCGTAAGAATCTTCTGTAACATACTCTCCGTTATTTACTGAGTAATCAGCAATCGTTTGATCTGTACAGAATATCTTGTCTTTATATATAACGCTTGACCCTTCCTTTATTGTCAAATCGTAAAATCTATTTTCAGTCAAAGCATATTCGTTTTGAATAACTAAATATCCCTTGTCCTCATAATATCCTCCTACACTATTCCAATTCAAATTTACTGTTTGCCACTCCTCATCGGTATTTTCCCACTCCATTGATTCAAGAGTGTAAGTAGTTTCAGTATTTGTAGAATCGTCTCTTAAAATAAGAGTAACATCATCTGGATATTCTCTTGGGATAATCCGTATCGTTTGCTCTGCTGTGCTTGTTGTTAGAATTATCATTTTAGCTTCTTATATCTATATAACGAATCAAATCTAATTATTTGCATAGGGACATAAAAAAAGGGAGCATATAGCTCCCCTTAATTATTCTCATATCAAAGATTAAACCGCAGTAGGTGCAGGTTCAATAGGTGATGAAGCCGAATCAGTAACCGCAGTCGTTAAAAATGCAGGTGGGTCTTTCTCAAGAGCTTCAAAAGTCAAAGTGAATCCTGAGTAGTCTCCTAAGTTAGCACCCGTTGCTAATGAACCTCCTGTAAGGTCTGCTCCGTGTTCCAATCCGATAACCATTTGCTGACCATTATAGTCCTCTACGATAATGTGAGGTCTTGCAGCAGCTAATAGTTTGATTTCGTCTTGAGTTGCAGAGTCAAGAACAGGTAACTGAATGTTTACCGTTTGTGTGTAGAAAATAGAGTTATTTTCACGAGAACCGTTAATAGAAGTTTCAACAGATGATGCACCTCGTAGGTCGTAACCATACCAAGTACCACCACTAACTGCACCTCCAGAAACGCTTAGACCACCGTCAACAAAAGCTGAAAAGAGAATCTTTTTAAGACCTCCTACTGCCTTTGCACAAGGGTATTGTCTTCCCGTAAGTGATAATGAACAAGCCATAAGTTTTATAAATTAAAAAAGGGCAGGTAGGCTCAAGTCGGCTTACCTACCCTATTTTGTTAGACAATTAAATTAATTAAGCAGTAGGAGTGTAAAGTACGATATCACCACCGATTCCGTATTGTACACCTGCTGTGAAGCGCATAATTACTCGAACATTTTGCGACCCATCAAGATCAGCCATATCAAGTAGTTTAACTTCGTTATGGTCAGATAATAGACCTGTACCGAAGTATAGGTTAGATTTCTGAGCAGCTACGATGTAATCATCATCCATACCTTGAGCTACGAATAACTTAACTCCGTCAAAAGAAAGACCTCCGTTATTCCACCATTGAGTACCTTGATTGTTTATACCGTTTGCACCTAATCCGTTTGCTCCGTATCCGCCTAAAGCACGAACATAATCACGAGCAACTGATTGAGAAACATAAAGGTATAAATCTTCTTTTCCGTAAAGTGCAGAAGGAATAGCATCTACTACTTTTCCTAACTCAGTAATTACATTAGAAGCAGTAACACCACCTGAAACACCTGCTACATCAATTACATCTGAATCAGCAGTCGCAAGAGTAACGATACCGTCAAACTCACCTGCGGTTGCAGTTGCACCACCCCAGATGTTTTGCTCTGTTTTCTCAGCTACAAGACCTGCGACGTGAGCGATGATGAAGTCAGAGAAAGCAGGAGGTAGGCTATCAAATGCAGAGTATCCCATTTGTACAGCTTCCCAATCTGAGTGAAAGTCTTTCTTACAGAATTCTAAGTTTACTTGGAACTCCTCAGGAGCAAGAATGCGCTCAGTAAGAGTTACAGTAGCCGTGTCTGTGAAGTCGCAAGTAGCATCTTTGATTACATTAGAATCAGTAGCTACTTTTTTGATAACCTCTTTAAATTTTACATTAGGTTTTACCTCGATACCACCGTTTTCGATAGTAGAACCACTTAGAAGAGCAGCAGCGATATATTTACCTGCAAACTCCCCTGCGTAGGTTGAAGTGATTGAAGTTGTTGTTGCCATTTTGGTTTATTTAAGTTTTAATTATTTAAGATTAGCGAGCTTAGCGAATACTCGATCACGAGTTGATTCTGCTCTTTTATTTGCGATATTGAAAGCCTCTTTTTGTGCTTCCGCTTCTGGATTGTGCTTAAGTGGAGTAGCAGCAGGAGTAGCAGATAATTCTTCTTTTACTTGCTGTGCCATTTCTTCTTGAGCTTTAGCCTCATCAACAATTACACGAATCTCGTCAATCATTGATTTAACTTCTTCCATCGCTTCCGCAAATTCCTCTTTCTTAACATAACCCATCTCTTGAGGCAGTTCCTCTTCAATAGGCATTTCTTCAGCAGCTTCTACTTCCTCTACAGGTGCTTCTTCTGCTTCTGCTTCCGCAGCCTTTAGTTCCTTAATGATTCCCGCTTCTTCTACAACAAGAATACGACCATCCTCTAAAGCATATTCACCTACAGGTAGAGCGATCTTATCCTCTTCTGTGATGATGAATACTTCTTTTTCAGGTGCGAACTCCTCTGCTTCGATTACAGTACCATTTTCTAAAGACATTTGAGCTAACTCTACTTTCTCAATAACTTCTTGTGTTACTTCCTCAGCAGATAACTCAATGCCTAATACATTTTTAATCTGATTTAGCATTTCTGTTGGTTTCATATTTATATAACGATTAGTGATTTTTATTTTGCATTTTCGTTACTCTGTTCCTCTTGTTCTACCTATGCCCTGCGCCCACAGAGAGCCATCACAGCACTTTTTTGAGTAGGTGTTCTTATCCTTACATAGGCAACCACGAGAACTGCTCTTAGGACTCGAGTATGAAGGTGTTTTATCTTTATGCATAACTCTGTGTCTTTTGTATGAAGTATATTATATCCCAAACACTCGCAGTTCCTCCGATTGCTTGAATTTTCCACTCTGAACCATTAGACACAAAATTAGAATCAGCATAGTACTGAACCATAAAATGCTCATCGTGTTCTACATCGTTTCCTTTAGGGAAAGGAATATCAGCACCTACTCTTCTGTAAGGTGTGCCATTTTCAGCATCTAATTGTAATCTTAAAAAGGTTTGGTTTGCATTTGGAGCAGATGCCTTAAAAACAACTGTAAATACATATACATCATTTTCGTTATCCGCTAAAACTTTATTTGTAGTGCCATTGTAATAGTCTATACCTGTATAGCTCCTATATACTGTTGCTGCGTTGTTAGGGAGTGTAATTTCTGTGTCTTGTGCTAAAGACAGCTTATTTGATGAGGTATATTGTCCATCATCGTATCTTGTCCATCCAAGACCTGTACCTACTCCTGATTGTGGATATAACTTTACCCACTCTCCATCGTAAACAGTCCATACTCCTGCTGAGGTTGTTACATAAGCACCTTCTTCAATGTTGTATTGTAGTCTTACCGCTTCGGTATCTACATCTGCTTGTACTTTATAAGATGTGTTGGTTATTGTTGCCATTATCTACCTTGTCCTCTGTATTGTTTCTTATAGTTCTTAGAAGTCTTAGATTTACTCATCTTGGTTTTAGCTTGTAATCCGTGCTTCTTAGTTTTCTTAACCTTTATGTATATCGTCTTCTTAGGCATTACTTAATAGGTACGCAGTTAGGTACTAATCTTCCATTCTTCTCTTTCATTCCTATCATCTCGTATCCTGCTTGACAAGGTTTTTTAAGGTCAATGAGATCAAGGTCTTTTAGTTTCGCCTCAGCCCAGCGTCTTCCCGCTTTACCACCCCATAGTAAATACGAAATAGTGCCACAAGCACTTGTATCGCTTTCATCATAGTATTCCTCTGCTCTTGATAAGTAAGAGTACATTCTCTTAATAGTCTCTACAGAAATAGGTTCTCCTTTTGCAAGTTGTTGCGCTCTGATCTTACCTACTTGAGTAGCACACTTGTTATTATTCTTTTCGTTCAAGTCAATACCTCTCTTAGCATTGTTCTTAACCGCATCTGGATAATCAGAGTAAGATTCCATTTCTATTTTCTTACCACCCTTTACTCTTTTGTCTCCTTTGATGATTGCTTTTACTTTAGCAAGTAGTGTCTCAGCTTCTTCTTCTTCAATCTTACTTAATGATTCTTCAATCGACTCTTGAGGTCTTGGTAGCTTATCCGCAAAGTATCCTTCAATCGAAAAGCCTTTTACTCGACCTGTCTTTACATAGTCATTCCAAACCTCCTCATTGTTTACCTTAACCGCACCCATCCAAGTACCTACAGGTACATTCATATCATATACTCTGCTCTTATCCTTATCCTCATCTTCTACAATCCAAGACTCGACAAGTGATAATCCATTAAGCGGTAATTGGTGTTCTAATGTTGAATTGTTCTGATTCCCCTTCATTAAGAACATCTCAGCAGTCTTACGGATAGTATCTTTAGAGAAATACACATAGTACTCCTCCTCTCCGTTTTTTCTGTAGATTGGCTTATTAGGTACAAGTAACGCACCCATAAGGATACGCTTCTCTTTATCTACCTCAGCAAGTTTAATCTCTTGATTGGCTAATGCTACAAAATCTTCTTCTATTGCAGGGTTCTCTACTACCGAGATAGCTTCTACTCCTGCTATTTCGTTTTCTTCATCTAAGATGAGTTCAATAATCTTCATATCTATATAACGACTTTGTTAGTTTGTTTTGTCTTTTAAATACTCGCCTCTCTTACGGTGTTACGCTCAAGAGATTGTGCAGTTGTTACATCACCTGCTACTACATACGCACGAACAGGCTCTTTCTCTTGTCCGCTTATTGTTTGTGCTAATTGATTGATACTTCCTGCTCCTACTGTGTTAATCTGAGGAGGTGCTGATACTGCGACTCCTGCTCCACCACCGAAGCCTCCACCTGCTGCAACTACAGGAATAGGTGTTTGTTGCATAGCTCTCACCGCTTGGAATCCAGACGCAAGTACTGTAGCAGTCGATGCAATCTTCTGGATAGTACCAAATGGCTCAGGAATAGTAGTAGGGTTTTTAAGAACCTCAGTAACCCCTTGATAAGTGTTTATAATCGCTTGGGCAATACCCGCAGCTTTACCTGCTTTACTATTCTGTCCTAAGATACCCGCAATAGCTCCAAATGTTTGAGAGGCTAATTGTAATTTCTGATCGGCAGTTATTTCATCTACTTTTTGCTCTTGTTCTTTGCCTGCTTGGTATATTTTTAAACCCTCTGAAATACCCTTTGATTGTAAGCGTGTTTCTGAAGCTATTTTATTTTGAAAGTTAGCTACTGCTAATTCATTCTCATCTTTTATCTTTTTATTATTCTCTTGTCTATCAGCAAACTCTTTCTTAACTCTTGCTTCCTCTTCAGCTGCTGCTTTATCCTTTCTTGCTTTCTCCTCTTCCGCAATTCGTGCCTTTTCCTCTTCTGCTGCTTTAGTAGCTGCAACATCTTTTTGAGCTATAAGTACAGCAAGCTGAGTTTGTGCATCAAAGTACTCTTGAGAGCCTTCTTGAAAAGCAGATAATCGTCTTCTTTGATTCTCTATCTCTAAGTCAATAGTATCTTGACCGTAAGCCTTTAATACCGCTATAGCTCTTTCTGTTTCTTTGATCTGTTGCTCGGTTGAGAACTCTGTATAAGACTCTGCTTGTAATCGTGCGAATCTTGCTGCATCACCTAATGATAGAAATATATTTTTAAGACTCGTAGTTACAGGTACTACATCACCTGTTAACTTAGAAGCATATTTAGCTAATGCACCCGTAGCTGAAACTACCGCAGTAGTAACTAATACCACAGGGTTTGCTAAGAAAGCAGCGTTAGCTTTTATCTGAGCGACCGTTACCGCAGTAATTCTACCTCTAAATTGTTTATACACCTCTGATACATCTCTTACTCTTGAAGCAAGACCACCTGTAGCAGCATCTAATAAACTTATAGCAGCACCCGACTCACCAACTTCTTGACCGAGACCTTTGGTTTCCTCAGTAGCTTGTTCAGCAGCTTTATCTACTCTTTCCAGAGCATCCTCTACCCGATTAAGACCTTGTACCGCCTGATCGGATTTTACTACTATTTCTATTTCCTTCTTTACTGCCATTTATATATCTTTTTTTGATGTTTGTAAATCTCAGAGAATGTCTTAGGGAAGTAGTACTTACCCTTTGCGATTCTGATATTCTCAGTTTCTCCTTGTGCTAATTCTAAGAGTTCTAATATGTTTTTTATCATTAGACTACATTTAGTAATTCTAAATCACTCTCTCCTGTGTTGAGGTTAGTAGTGATTGAGTTGATTTTATATTCTCTTGTTGCTAT